GCTGAGAGTACTGGCTAGCATGTTGTGGAAGTCGATATATGGTTCGGCACTCGAGTGGTCGACCCCGAGTCTCGTTGCTCTACTAGCCGACGCCGTCTCTTCACTGATGTATGGCATCAGACACCCATCCTGCTCTGGGATGAAGAATGATACGTTCTTGAACCGCTTGTTCGCTGCTGGACCACAGCGGGCGGCCGCACCAATCGCCTGGGACGAGGGTTTACAGTTTGGTGGTGGATGGGATCCGGACAACGCTGGCACCGGGACAAATGATTACCTATGTGGTATCTGCCCCTTTGTGCCGGACGTCTACGCATACCAGTATGGATGTGCGGCCCCGTTGTACTTAGTGCCACTACCAAACAACACGAACTTCAAATCACAATGGAACTTCCTCACCGAGATGAGCGAAGCGGAGGCGAAAGCGATGGACTCACTGAGGTTCTGGCCAAAGGATCAACAAATGGAGCTGCTCGCAGGTGTCGCTCCAGCGGACTGGACAGCGGCTCTAGGTCAGATAGTCATTCCGGGGTACTTCTCCCCGCCCATGTCAGGGACGCTAACCAGGGCTGGCTCGTCCAATCTGAGGAAGTACATAACTTGGAGTGAGTTATTCAACTCCAGACTGACCTGTATGATTGAATCTTCCAACTCAGTCTACTCACCAGGTGATCCATGGTCGCCGGTCGTGTCGTTTAACCCGGAGACGAGAGAGATGTATAGCAGGACAGGGTCAGCGGCGAATAGAACAACGTACCAAGCAGCCGCCCCGTCCCCATACTCACTACTACCATACTCGGCTGGCCTGACAAACGATAATACCAATCCACTGTCTGGACGGAGTGCGACCATGTGCGTTGGGCTATATGATGGTGGGGGCCTATATCGTTACAATGATTCCCCATTAGCTTGTTGGAATACGGGGGGCTTCGCACCAGAGGAGAAATTCTTCATTGCCGCTATGGCGTCCGGGCTTGCAGACGACGAAACCTTCACCATCGAACTTGGACTAAGATGGTATCAGGGTTACGATATGCCTTACTCCTTGTATACACAGGTCGGGAGGTCGAACGCCGCAATACGAAATACAGGGGTCTGGCAGATGGGGAATGCGGACCCGCTGCTCCAGCTTCTTAACTCGTTTAGCGTTCCGGGAGGTGCACTCCTATCGGCCGCGGACGCGGGGAGCGGTTCTTCCTCAAATGGCGTGACAACAGCGGGTACTCCGGTGGCGGCCTCGGGCGCTCCCGTCGCTCCTATGGCGGATAAAGTGCTAGCGAGAGCCGGTGCCGGAACGAGTTCAGGGAGCAGGACCGTACTAGGGTCTGTCTCTGCGGCGTCTGGTAGGATACCAGATTATTGGCGAATGTGGTTCTCAAATCCAGATCGGTTGCGGAACGGGGCGGGATCAAAATCGAGACAAGAAGGCTGGATTGAGTACGCCGATGGGTGTTGGGTGGACGAGAAG